AGCTGGAGCATCAAAAGGTGTCCAGCCTCTTAAACTTTGAACAAGATCCGTACCGGCTCCTCCTATTCTTAAAGTATCTGTTGTTGAAGCTGTTATTAAACCGCCCAATGATAAATAGGCGGTACTTGAAGTTGAAGACGAACTATTTACTAATATTTCATAAACATCGACTTCCATTTTAGCTGCTGAATTTAATGCGTATGCTGCACCATCATAATAAGTTGAAGTATTTCTAACTGTTACATCTAATATTGCACTCTTGAATATAAACTTCGAAGTAGCATCTACTGTACCACCCGCAGCAGCTGTTGGATTCCCAGCATTTTCATAAGCTTGAATCTGAGTAAGATCATTAAACCTTGAATCTGCACTACTTCTAAATCCATATAAACATATATCTGATATTGTATGATTTCCGCTAACGGTATTCGTTGCTGCATATGTCTTGTTGAAGACAACGGTCCGAGTACCCAAATCTTTTTCGGATACTGCGAGTACCTTATTTTTAAATCTTTTCCAACGTTTCCTCTGAAACCGTGGCATAGACTTTTTTCTATAGATTCTTCTTTCATCATGTTGAGTTGTTATACCTTGACCTGAACTTGGTCTTCGACGACGGTTCAACGTACGACTTCTTGCGAAAGATCTTCTTTGGGCCATTGTTCTACGAGAGAGTGATGGTCCCATCCAATTAGGACGTGCATTTCTATACTGCATTCCGGACCGAGTCCTCATAGCCAATGATGTGTTGCCCCCGCGATATGGGATTAACCAATCCAGTGTAAATAGAATAATGACATAATATTTCACCAAATATAGAATTTGACGCGACTCAGCAAATTTAGGTAATACTAAACTAAATTTGCGTCATTTACCAAACCGATGCAATCGCGTAACTGGTGCTTTACGATAAATCATCCGACCGACGCCGACGATTCTGATTTAGACTTCTCATCACAACGATGGAACAATCAAGTCACCTTCGCTGTATACATGCTGGAGAAAGGAGAAAACGAGACTCCTCATTACCAAGGGTACCTGGAACTCCGGAGTTCAAGAAGATTAAACTATCTGAAAGCTCGCCTTCCAAGAGCACATTTAGAAGTAAGAAGAGGAACAAGAGAGCAAGCCATACGGTATTGCGTGAAGACGTGGGTGATCGAGCATGGAGACAATTTTGGCTCACCTGCAGAGAGGGAGGAATCCAATACAAGGTTATTATCGACGATTCCTGCGACAGAGGAAAGGACGGAATCCGAGTGTATCTCGCCGATCTGGTTTGGCTTGCAAACGAGACCACAAGACTTTTTAGCATCCTTAACGAGGACACAACTGAAGAAGAAGGAGAAGATGGAACAAATCCAGGAAATGTTGAAGAACGGATCGACTGAAGAAGAAATATCTGATTTCGACTTCGAGTTATGGGTACGTCACTATCGTGCTTTTCGGGAGTTTCGGTTACTTATAACACCTCCCCGATCCCATGAAGTTGAGGTCATTGTCATTCAAGGACCTACCGGGACTGGAAAGTCCAAATGGGCTATGGACAACTATCCCGACGCCTACTGGAAACAACGAAGTATCTGGTGGGATGGATACTCCAAACAAGAACATGTTATTATTGACGAGTTCTATGGATGGATGCCATTCGACACACTACTACGAGTCTGCGACCGATACCCCCTCCTCGTTGAAACCAAAGGGGGGCAAGTTAACTTTGTGGCAAATACTATTGTTATCACTACAAATGCTGTTCCTGCAGCATGGTACAAAAATGTTTACTTTAATTCTTTTGTCCGCCGTGTTTCTAAGTGGATTATACTTAGGACGTGGGGCAACATGCAGACCTTTACTGATTACAGTGAGGCCATAAGTGCTTTTGTTTTAAATGAATAATTTATTTATAATACATCATATCTATCCCTATCTTCTGATTGACCTTCGACTTTATAAAAGTATTTTCTTGTTATACCAATCGATATACTCTCCTGGTATGTATTAGGAGTATCAGGACTTACAATTAATCCTGGTACTAACTTTCCAATAAGATATAACCATCGAGTCCATCCTACTTTGTTACAACCATCTCCTTGAGCTAATGCCTGGCTGTCACAAACTCTCCTCTTTGGATCTCTTATCTGATAAGTAAAAGTATCCCCATTAGGAACCATGAATTTTGTCTTTTTTAATATTTTTATTTTCCATCGACTTAATGCAGCTGGAGCATCAAAAGGTGTCCAGCCTCTTAAACTTTGAACAAGATCCGTACCGGCTCCTCCTATTCTTAAAGTATCTGTTGTTGAAGCTGTTATTAAACCGCCCAATGATAAATAGGCG